AGGTGCATGACCGAGCTACGAGAGGGCGAGAGCAGAGCTTTCGCACATCCCAAAAACCAGTCCACCAAGATAACAGTACTAAGGAGGTTTTATGAGTGAGCTACTAGAAACGCCAATCTACCAGAGAGAACACTTCAAGAGACTGGGTAGGTATTGGCTCGTAACACACACAAATGGCGCTACAGATATAACTGATATGACCGTGTGGGGTACGTACGACACGTTATCTGGGGCCGTGGATAGGTTCAACGCTCTTGCGCCTAGTGAAAAGGAAAAGTCGTATGTGGTCAAGAACGTAGCCTGGACGACCACTGTCAGGGAGTATGAAGCCATAGACCTGTCGGGCGAACACGAAGCCCCTGCGAAAGCTAGCTCAGAGGCCACCCCATGACCACTACTAAGGCTACACCAGATAGTGAGAGGGACAGTAGACGCTGCACAGATTGTGGTATGACCGCCTGGGGTTGCAACCGCTTACAGGACATCGTTTATGAAGATGATGTTGCAAAGCGACGGGAGGCTGCCGTTGAAGTTCGCAAAGACACGACAGACTTCATCGCCCATCACTACGTCAGCAAAACAGAATACGCTGAACAGATGGATATTCTTTTAGCGGCCTTGGCAGCTAAACGACCGCTGAGATTAGTGAAATGTTGGACGTGCCGTAAGGAGACTTTGTTACCTGAGTTTGTTGTCTACTGTTCTAAGCCCTGCGAGGATAGAGGTGACTGGGAAGCGGATAACTGGAGACAGGAGTGAGTGATCACAAGATGACCGGTTATGATCGTGCGAGGATTACTGCCCACTGGCTGAAAACAAAGCCTACGTTTGCTGATGGTCGTCGTGTTTCGCTCGAAGATTATATTAGGCAGGTTTGTAAGAAGAAGGGCTGGATTTACAAGCCTTTTTTTGAGAATTATTAGTAATATTAAACACGTTATGAGATATAATTAAGGAGCATCCCAACTCCCTGGGATGTGCTCTAAAACCTCCAGTAAAACAAAAATTATAGGCCCGGTGGTCTCTCAACAGCTCCCGGGTCTTTTTTTATTGACCTCCTAGTGTATACTGCGAACAAATGGCTAGCAAACAAGAACTCAATGCGGAAGAGCGACGAGCCCAGGCTCACATGTTAAATCCGGCTATGTGGGTTATGGATAACAGGTTTATCAACGAGAACCAGAAACCTTTTGAGTTTGATAAGCACCGCTTTATGATACAGCCATACAGCGACTCTAGCCCCGATCAGGTGATTATGAAGTCCGCTCAGGTTGGCTGGAGCGTGGCCGCTATCCTGAAGTCTATCCATGCGGCCTACTTCCAGAAGCTCAACGTTATCTACGTACTACCGACCCGAAACGTCGTAAACGACTTTGTGAAACCGAAGGTTAACCCGATGATCGAGCGTAACCCTGAGATAAATAAGCTCGTTAAGGGCTCCGACTCGGTGAGCTTGAAACAGGTTGGTGATCGCTGGATTTACTTTAGAGGCTCGTTCCACGAAGGCGAGGCTATTTCTACCAGCGCTGACCTTATTGTGGCTGACGAGTACGACCGCTCGGACCAGGGTGTTTTGACTGTTTACCAGTCGAGGCTTCAGGCTTCCGACTGGGGCTGGTTCTGGCGCTTCTCTAACCCGTCCGTCCCCGGGTTTGGCGTACACGAGCTGTTTCAGGACTCTGACCAGATGCACTGGTTTGTTAAGTGTCACCACTGCAACCACGAATGGTTCATGGATATGGAGAACTCGCCGCAGAATAACCACTATATTGACGAAGAGATCAAGCAGTATGTCTGCGGACGCTGCGATAAGATACTGACCGACGACGATCGGCAGAACGGCCGCTGGGTACCAAAGTTCCCTAACCGAGAGCGCCGGGGTTACTGGCTGTCTCAGCTGATGATTCCCTGGGTATCTGCTAAGAAGATTCTTCAGCAGCGTGATTCGATGAATGTCGAGGTTTTCCACAACTTTGTACTCGGTTTGCCCTACCAGGACTCCGAGTTCCTGCTTAACCGAGAGGCTTTCCTTCGGGCCTGCAAACCAGCCCTAGCTGATAAGACTGACGTTATGATCGGCTGCGATTCCGGTAAAGAGAAGCACTGGGTTATGGGTAACGCCGGGGGTGTATTCAGCTATGGTAAGACAACCGACTGGGCTGACATCGAGCGCTTGATTACTATGTACGAAGCTACCTGCGTGATAGACGCCTTACCTGACTTTACAGTACCCGAAGCCCTGTCTCGTAAGTATCCAGGCCGGGTGTTCGTCCATTACTACGCATCAGATAACTCAGCTAGTATGGATGTATCCAGACGCAAGGAAGGTTCCGACTTCGGTGTTATCCAGTCTGACCGGACCAAACTGTTTGATCTCGTGTCAGCAGAAGTGACTTCTGGTAAAATGAGGTTCTTCCAGCAGCCTCGTGACCTAGATGATCTAATCTATCACGTGGAACAAATGTATCGTATTGTTGAGCCAGATACACGGGGTATACCGAAGGCTCGCTGGGAGACTAAGGATAACCGCCCCGATCACTGGGCTCATGCCCTCGCTTATTTCAGGGTCGCACAATCTTTTGCTATAGGGACAAACCAAGCCGGTGGGGTCCGTCCTTCAGCTTTTCGCACTTCCGGCATCATTATTGATAATAAGACTAATACCATGAAGGCAAGCAGTGTTATCGGTAACGCCGAGACATTGGTCGAGCGAAGCCTTGCGAAAAACAAATTAAAGAGGATACAATAATGGACCCATATCCCCAAGTGAAAATGAATAAGTCACGGGCGAGCGCACCAGCTATGAGCGTCTACTTCATCGCTAGTGACGAACCCGGACTCGACCAGCTCTCCTGCATGTGGTGCAAGCGCACGATCGCTGACGCCAAGGGTTATATAGACAAGGTAGTATCAACTCCAGTACCCGTAACTGACTTCGATATTGCCATAAACATACGCTGCAAACTCTGTTCACAGAACTACAGGCTGTTGATTAACTCCAAGTAGAACAGGGGTGTATATACAGTTCGGAGTGTGCTATAGTGTGTTTAAGACGCCCTTCGGCTTAAACTGAAGGATATATACAATGCAACCAGAAGATCAATCAGACGGCTCAATATTCGACTTAGACTTGCCTGATGACGACCTATTAAAACTTATTAAAGAACCCATAATAAGCTCCGAAGCGTACTGGGATACTACAGTTGGTTTGAAGCGTATTCGTGAAGAGAACATGAACCTGTGGACTCCGAACCACTGGAAGAACCAGCAGGTATACGACTACCAGGAGGCTAACCTCTACCAAGACAACCGTATCTTCGTGTCGGTAGAAACCACTATATCTATCCTGAACGCTCGTGTCCCATCAGCTGATGTCATGCCAGCCCAGGACACTATGGTTGCAGAACAAGCTGCTAAGAGTTTGAGCAAGACGCTCTACGCCCACAGTGATAAGTACCGAGCACTCGACATCTTCCGTATTGCTAGCCGCAACCTACTACTCAAGCGTATCGGTTATCTGAAGCTACGCTGGGACCCAACAGCCAATAAAATTGGTGACATTATCCCGGAGCCTATTCCCCCTGAAGACGTCATTGTCGACAAGGATGCTAAGTGGGGCGACGTACCACGTTTCGTAGCGCAACGTATTAAAGACAAAACACTCGAAGAACTGATCTCTATGTTCCCTAACGCCAAAGAGAATATTCTCAAGATGGGCGGCATCAATCGCTTAGATGGCAAGGGTAATCGGGTAGCTTATAAGTCTCAACTGGCCCGTAAGAAGACAATCTTTGAGGTCTGGTTTGCCCACCAAGACAAGGGTGAGTACCGTTCTTCCGTAGCCTGGGTAGACGAAGACTTCCAGATCGTGTTAGAAAAGACCAAGAACCCTAACTGGAACTACGAAGAGGAAGAGGGCTTTGTTGGCAACTTCTTAGATCGTCCGATACCTCCATTCATCCCGATCAACTACCTGAACGACGGTACCAGCTATATCGACCAGACGTCTATGGTTGAACAGGCTGCGCCACTTCAGCGTATCCTTGACCGACGTGGCTTCCAGATTATGGAGAACGCTGACCAGGCCGGTGGTGGCCTCGTGTTCAACACTATGATGATCGAGAAGAGTGACATCGCCCGGCTTGTAGGTTCGCCTGACGAGCGTATCGGCGTCAAGGGTTCTGTCCGAGATGCGATTACCCGTGTTGCTCCACCTCCGCTACCAAGTTACGTAATAGAAGACAAGTATGACGCCCGTAAAGAAATCGACACTATCTTTGCTACCCATGAAGTAACCCGTGGCGAACGCTCCGGGAACAAGACTCTCGGCCAAGACCAGATGCAACGAGACCAGAACTACACTCGTATGGATGACATCTCTCGTGCGGTTGAGCGCTCAGCTACGCTGTACTACCGCTACTTAGTCCAGATGATGAAGGTCTACTACACTGAGGAACACTACTTCCGCTACACCGGTGAAGACGGCCAGTTTGAATACCTTGTTATGCGAGCTGACCTGATTGAAGATGGTATGGACGTCCGGGTCGAAGCTGGTTCTATGCAGCCGATCAACAAGGAACGTCAGCTATTAGCTGTTAAGGACCTCGTACAGTACAACTTGATCGACCCACTATCTATATACGAAGTCATCAGCGGCGGAACGCTACCGAATCCCAAGAAGATGCTGGAACGCTACTTACTATTCAACACTGACCCAGTTGGCTATCTTGGCAAGATCAAGGAAGACGAGTTCTCACGTGAGGCATTTATGGACATACAGGTGCTCAACCGGGCTACCATTCCTAAGCCACGTGACGAGTATGCTCCGACCTACATTAACTTCATGAACAACTACATGGTTACTGGAGACTTCATCAAGCAGCCGGATATAGTCAAACAGATGTACGTCCAGCATATGCAACTTGTTATGGCCCAGGCTCAGCAGCAGCTGATCGCAGCCCAGACTCAAGCACCGACACAAGACGACATGGATGCTAGTAACCAGAAGGCATTAGCCCAGGCTAAGCTCGAAGGTGAAGTCATGAACGGCCAACCGCAATCCGACATACCTCAACAGGGGCAGCAAATGGCCGATAAGATCACACAGCAAGCTCAGAAGGATGAAGCTCAGGGGCAAAGCCAGCCCAAAAAACAGCCCATGATGTGATATAGTTGTATGGTATACAACTAAAAGAGGAGCTGTTATGACTAAGCCCGAAGGTGAAGAGAACAAAGACGATAAAAAAGAAGAGGTCTTGCCAACCGATCTCAACGATATTCACGACCTAACGATAACTGAGCTATTAGAGGAGCCCGAAGATGACGTTAAGGACGATAGTTCTGACGACGATAAAAAGGATGAAGAGGAGGACGACGACGCCGGAGACGACGCCGGAGCCGGTGATGATAAGAAAGATGAGTCTAGCGGAGAGCCAGTACCACCTCCAGCGCCAAAAGCGCCAGAACCGCCAGAAGTTCCTGAACCAGCCGCTGACCTAGACACTGACACGAAAAAACAGGGTAAGGACAAGATCGCTGTTAAGAGCTACGACGGTGTTACCGGCTCCAGTGCCACTGCCCTGGACCTGAGCACCACGCTTCTTCTTTTCTTGAGTCTGCTGCTTAATCCGCTCTTCACGCTCAGTAGCGCCCTGGCGGTACTGGTATATCTCATAAGCTGGAGCGAAGTCTATAATACGACCGTTCATCAACTCTTCGTCAATCAGCGCAAATATATCCTTAGACATCTTATCTCGCTCGGTCTTGTCTTTAGGCAGCAGGCCGTCTTCAGTGAGTTTGTCTATATCCTTCTGCCACCCAGCCTTAATCTGCTCGATACGAGAATCAGCTTCGGCTTTAGCTTCCAGTTCTCTGGCTTCAGCTGCTGCTGCTT